GTCGGTGAGCTCGGTCATCGCCCGGGCGGCCTGCGCCGGGTCCATGCCCCAGATCTCGGTGAGTTGCTGGTAACGCGGGATGACACCCTTGGTCTGCGCGATCGCGTTCGCACGCTCAGCCATCGATGTTCGCTCGGCCGGTGCCCAAATGATCTGGACGGTCCCCGGCTTCCCTCGCTGAGCATCCCCCAGTGTCCGGAACATGAGCTCGCACACACTCTGATGCGACGGCTCTGTCCGGTCCTGGCGCGCCTCGACTTTGAACGTCAGCTGCTCGCGCTGCAGCGACGCACCCTCGGCGGACCCGTTAGCGGCATCCGGGGTGACCGTGTACAGCGGAGTTGCTGAGGTCGCCGCCAGGTCCTTCACATCGTCGCGGATCGCGAGCAGGATCCCCTGCAGGTTGACCTCGCCCGACTCCCAGATCTCCGCAGTGGCAGGAATGTGCCAGACAGCGCCCGGGTCGGCGATGAAGACCTCGTTGTAATCGATCTTCTCGCCGGTGTCGGGGTTCGTCTGCGGCATGCCCTTGACTGCGCGCTGCTTGAACGCCTGGATCGTTGCGATCGTCATCCGCTGCAGGATCTGCTGGTTGATACGGTCGATCACATTGATGAAGGGCTCGAACTCGGCCATGCCGTCTTCGTTGAAGAACGGCACGACGGGCACTACACCCGGAAGCTCGTCGGTCTCTTCGAGCCACGGGATTGGGCCTGACGCGCCCTCGTAGACCACCTCGCCGAGGTCCCCAATGATGTCGAGGTCCCACTCGTAGGCCGCAGGATTGAACTTCACATCGGCCGACCCGGGTGAGGACTTCCGCGGCCGCTTCGCGACCATCACCCGCCCCGGCAGGTACAGGTAGGCGACGTCGGCGTCATTCACATCGTCGTGGAACAGCTTCAGCGCCGCTAGCACCTTGTAGGGGTTCGCCGGGTCGGTGATCGCCGTCACCAGCCGAGGGTCTTCGGCTGTCACGAGCAGCTCCCCGGCATCGTCTTTCCCGACGATGACGTACGCCTGTGACATCGCGAGCGCCATCTTGGTGGCGTCGAGGGTGAAGAGCTTGCCCTTGGCGCGGTTCCACGTTGCGAACGCCTCGAGGTCACCGCCCTCGCCGTCGCCGGCCGCCGTCCTGATCCCGGCGATACGGAGCCTCGAGAGGACAGCGTTGACGATGAGCCGCTCGAAGTTGGTGCGCGACTTCTCGACGAACCACTTCACGGCCGCGCGTTGAATGTCGGAGATGAAGGGCAGCGGCGAGTTGCCCTCGTAGCGACGTTGCAGCGCATCGCATCGCTTCTGCTGCACCCGCAGCTGCTCGTAGAGCCGCTTCAGCCACCAGCCGTCCGAGAAGGGCACCGACGTGTCGATCGCCACGCAGACCCTCCAGGTCGTCTATCGGATCCGATACGGCACGAAGGTCTCCTCCACAGCGCCGGCGTTCTTGGCAAGAGCGTCGAGCCGGGCCTGCCACGCGAGCACGGCAGCGAACGCTGCGTCGATCTTGCGCGGCGAATCAGGGCTTTCCTTCGAGATCTGGATGCCCGACCGCGTATCACGCTGACGCGCGTTGAGCACGTGCCTGGTCAGGACATAGCTTCCGTCGTGTGTTACCTCGCGGAGCGGCTCGGTGCCATCACGTGACGCCTGAGCGAACGCCTCAGCTGTGTTCAGGATCGCGGAGTGCAGCTGCTCCGTGGCCCGGACGATCAGCGAGGAACGACCACCGGTCACCCACCACTCAATCGGGTGGTCACGGGTCGACTTGACCTTGAGCTTGGCGCCGAACGCGGCCTCCCAAGACGCGATGTAGCTCTCCCACTTCGCCGGGTCGGCGTAGAAGCCGACCACGTTGTACTTCGAGAACGCCGTCCTCACCGCCGCGTCGACCTGCGTCTCAGGCACCTGCCAGTCGGCGCCCTGCGGGCCATCGGGTTGCTCCCAGACCGCGATGGGCCACAGGTGCCCGTCTGAGACCCGACACCCGACCAGTGCGGTGGCATCCGTCACACCCTTGGCGCGAGATCTCGAGCCGTCGAAGCCCAGGACGACGATGTCCCTGTCCGCGACCGACTTGGTTATGTCGAGGCATGCAGCCCATTCCGGGGCTGAGACCCATGCGTCGCTGCTCGCCGTCGGCTGGTTGAGGTAGAACATCCGCGCGACGGCAGGCTTGGTTCGGAGGTCCCAGATCCGGTCGCGAAGTGACTCGAGCGGCACCCACCAGCAGTCGTCGTAGACGAAGCGCAGCGCGTCCATGAGCGACTTCTCGTCGCTCATGTCAGTAGTCGACGGAGCCTGCCGGCAGTCGTACAGAATGCGCGAACGGACCTTGGTCCGGCCCTCCACCTGGGAAAGCCACGCGTCGTACGTCGTCTCAGCGACGCTCCCGAGCCCGGGCTGCCACGCGTTCGCGGTCTCCAGCATCCTGGATCCGGACTTCGCGAGGTTCCGGTCGAGAGTCTCCGCGAGTTCGACGCCGCCGTTGCTCTTCGTCCAGTGCTCGGTCTCGTCCGCCACGTTGAACGTGGCCTCGGCACCTTCAGCCGCCGACGCCGATGACGTAATTACCTCGAGCTGGCCGCCGCCCGGCTTGTAGTAGAGCGTCTTGCCGACGTCCAGGTGGTACGCCTCGGCGATCTTCGAACCCTTGGCCGCGAACGCTCGGACCATCCGCATCGTGTTGGCCGTCTGCGACTCGGCGGTCGCCGCGATCTGCACGAGCGGCATGTCAACCGGCTTGCCGCGGACACCACCTGGTCGCTTCTTGTCGAAGTCGAGCAGCCGGACCGGTGCGCAAAACTCGATGAGCGCCTGGACCGCCGCGAAGGGGCTCTTGCCGCTGTTGCAGGTGGGGACGTTGCCCTCTCCGACCAGGTATCGATGGGCCGGATGGGCGACTGTGATGCATCGGGCTGGTCGCGCCGGAACTGGACGGATCGCGACGATCGTCCGGGACCTGGAGAACGGCAATGAGTGCGTCCGCCGGCGGAGCGTCCTTTCCGCCTTCCTCGGCAGCGCGGCCACGACTTCGCCGGGTTGCGCCGAGAACCGGATCCGAGCTCGAATGCCCACGCGGCGGCCGTTGAGGGTGGCGGCGGCATCTTTGCGGGTCGGCATCAGCCCGAGGCTGACGGCCAGGCTAAAGATGTCATCAGCCAGCCGGCCGGCCATCACGCAGACCTCGACTTGGCCGTTGACACCAACATGCCCGTCTGAATCGACGATCCCCTGGAGCAACTCCCAGCGTTGCTCGAGCGAGCTTCGCAGCAGGCGAAGTGGGATGTGCTTGTTGTTCAGCACGCCGGCATCTCGCAACGCGGTCTTGGCCCAGCCTCGGCCGAACCGCACCCGGACGGTATTCCGGCCCGTGGGCTTTGGCTCTCCCCACTCGACACCGAAACGGTCGAACTGCGCGGCGATGTGCGCGAGGTCGGCGATGTGCACAGTAATGCGAGAGTTGTCGCTATCGCCATCCCCCAGCCAGTAACCGAGGACGTACGGCGGTACCGGGAATCGCGCAGCGGCGCCTTCGATAGCCGGTGTTGGCAAGGCACGGAACCGTGCGACACCACCCCGGCGCGCCTTCGTCGCGCCAATAGTGAGCGGCCGGTCATACGTGATGCCGGCGGCATACATCTCAGCGACAGTCAGCTCGCGCGGAATCCGCTTCGCCGCACCGGTGAACTCGCCTACTGGCCAACGGTGGCCGGCCGTGCACACCACACGGTGACCGTCGCGGAAGGTGACCTCGAAGCACGCCTCGATGACCTCATCGTGAACGGCGGTGACGAGTGTCAGCGAGCCGTCCGCGGCGTACACCGGGTCGCCGGGCAGCAACTCACCGTGTGCGACCCAGCCGTCGGGCGTTGCCACCGGTGTCTCGTGAGCGATCGGACCTTTGGCCAGGCGCCTGGCGGCATGGTGAAACAGCCAGCGGCCCGTCTCGTCGAGGGCGTACCACCAGAGCAGAAATCGAACCTGGGACTCCACGAACTC